GAGTTGGTCTTGGGACTGCTCGAGACCAGGCTGTAGGAACGGGAACGGGCGAGTGGTGTAGTACGGGAAGTGGCCCGTGCCGGTGTAGCCCAGTTCTACCCTGCGCCCATACTTGACAGTCGGGCCGGTCTGCGAGACCCACGAGGAGCCTTGCCGTCCGACGTAGGTGACACGGATCGAGCGCTGTAGGTTGCCGGTGCGACGGGTCGGGACTGGCCAAGCGTCAGAGCGCCAGGCATCAGTCGCCTGCGCTTCCTTGCCACCGATGAACTGCTTGCGAGCATTACCGGCGATGACCTCACCGCCTTGGCGCACGAACTTCTCGGTGGCGGCGTCCACCTTGCGCTTCTGGGCTTGGATGCCAGCGTCGAACTTGCCGAGCCCCGAGACTTCGATACCGCTAGCCATTGGCCACCTCCTGCTCGGTGCGAGCGATTGCGAGGAGCCAGTCCGTCACCTGTTTGGGCTGAGAGAGGAAGTCCTCGTGACTACCGCCATAGACCTTGCGGAAGCGGTGCTCTCGGTAGTAGTCCAGCAGCTCAGGGTCTACCTCGGTGGACTTACCCTCGAGGGCGGCCTTTAGTTTCCCGAGTCGGCGGTAGGCGCTTTTGGGTCTACGTCGGGCTCCGTGTTCACCGTAGATCCGTTGAACTCGACACCACAGGCCTCAGAGAGTGCGTCGAACGTTGCTTTGGGCAGGTCGAGCGCACTCTCCAAGGTCGGCAGGTCGCCTAGTGTCCACTGCTTCACCAGACCCACGATGAGCTGAGCCTGATAGCCGTCGAGGTTCGCCTGGTCGTCCTCGGAGATGTCGGCGAAGAGGCCCCACGTCTTGGGGTCTTGGTCGTCGAAGCCGAGGGTGGCGAGTTTGGCGGCGGTTCCGGCTGCTCGCATATAGGCACGAGAGATAGCCCGAGACGTGCGCTCGGTGATTTCTTCTCGGCTGGCGATGACAGCAGACTGGTTATTGGGCAGTGAGACGATAGGCATTGTTTCCCTTTCTTAGTGATGCTTTAGTACGAGAGTGACGTTGCGTTGATGACGGTGGCCTGAATAGGACTGTAGCCGGTGGCGGAGTCCGTTTGGTTGGCGTTGGCCGTGAACTCGACTTCGAGCTCGGTGTATTCCTTGCCACGGGTGCGCTTGATGTTGTGGATCTGCGCAGCCGACATCGTGAACGCTACCGAGTGGTTTGTGCCACCCGTCAGGTCGTTGGGGTCAGTCAGGGTGACGACGATAGCCTCGGGCGAACGGGTCAGACCGTACGCACCGGAGCCGGTGGAGAACACGTCAGCCGTCGAGTTGATGACGAACGTGAACTTGCCGGTCACTTCAATAGGGCCAGCGAACAGGTTGTAGGGAGCCTGAGTGCCGAGCGTGAAGATTGGCTGGGTCTTGCGGTTGATGCTGATTTCGCCCGTCGAGACGTTGGTGTACGTCGTGCCGCCGATTGAGACCACGGTGTTCCAGGCTGGGATGAGGTGCTCGGCGGAGAGGCTCTGCGTAGCGAACACTGTGGGGGCGCTGGTGTAGGAGGTGTAGGGGTTGCCCAGATACTTGACGGCGACTTCGGCAGCAGCGTCAGCGCCGAACGTAATGCCCAGCGTGTCGGCCTGTGCGCCGGTCACAGTGAAGTAGTTAGCGCCGTCGAAGTCCAGAATGGAGTAGGTGGGGGGCTGTGAGCCGGTGGACGGGCTGTTCAGCACCTTGATTGTGTGGCTGTAGGGGCCTGAGCCGGTCTTGGTGTCCGTGCCACCGAGAATGGAGCGGAGCAAGACGGGGAACGTGTCAGCGAAGAGAAAAGTCTTGAATTCAAATTCATCGTGACGTACGGCGGCCACCTGGTCGTAGACAGTCGTGGGGGAGCCACGAAGCGCCTCGTCTCGCAGGAACATCTGGTTGGGGGTGATCTGTGGCGTCGTGACGGGCAGCCAGTAGCTCGTGCCAGACGTGGGGAGCGTTCCCTCGGTGGTCTCGATGACCATTCCGAGGTACGAGTTTGCTGTTAAGAATGGGCCGGCCATTGGAGTTCCTTAGTTCGTAGGGGTTGGTTCGGTTGATGCGGTTGCGTCCGTCACAGGGGCTTCTGGGGCGGTCACAGGGGCTTCTGCTGGTGCAGGAGTAGGGGTGCTGGCAGTCCAGCGTCCGTCGGCTGGGTCAGTGTCGAGCACGGTCACGTTGGGGATAGCGACGAGCACGTTTCCCGAGGTGTCGAGGATGTTGGGGTAGATGCGCTCTTCCGAGCCGGTGTAGGTGAATGACATTTCGTTCCTTATGAGATGTAGGAGTTGGAGTTGGTGATTTCGATAACACGGACTCGCACCGTTGAAACTACCTGAGTCACTGAAGCGGATCCGTTGATTTGCCGAGGATAGTAGGACGTGACTTCGATGTCCTGGCCGCCGTTGGTCAGACCCTCGCCCCACTGGAAGATAGGGCCGTTGCCGCCGCAGTTCTTTGAGGCTCGGATAGCGTTCGTGAACGAGTCCAGAAAGGTCTCGGCGTCCACGCCAGCGTCCTCGGTCTTGCGCTTGTTCGAGCGGAAGATACAGGTGAACACCACCTCGTAGACGATTTCCTTGCCGCCACCCGTAGAGCCGGTGAGCTCGATGCGCTTCTCGTTCTGCGTCTCGATGTACGGGTAGACGATACAGCCCTGCTGGTGGCCTGGGTCTTGTCCCTCGTAGAACTCGCCCTCGGGGGTGAACTTCGCAGGGAAGTTCTTGACCTCAGACAGATAGGTGATGCCAGCCGAGTTGAGGTAGTTGATGAACTGGGTGCGTACCGTTGTCCGGCTCACTGGCGACCGCCGATGACCTTGAAAGGCTCGAGGAGGTCGTAGGCCAGCATCATATCGTGGGTCGAACTTTCCGTCCGGCCTGAGACCGAAGTGGGCTCGCCGATTTCGTTGATGACCAGACCGCCCTGTCCACGCTCCTTGACCAGAGCGACGACCAGGTGGATGACCGCCTGCTTCACGGCTGCTGGGAGCGTTGAGGTGTTCACGCCGAGGCCGTGGTTGTAGAGCAGGGGGCTCTTGAGGGTGATGACTTTGCCCGTAATCGAGGCAACTCCGACGTACTCGTCGTTCATCCCGTCCCAGATAGAGAAGTTCATTCCGGCGTAGAGGCCGGTGGTGTCATTGACCGTGATAGTCGTGGCCCCAGCCGTAGCGGAGGCCGTCAGGAATGAGTTGTACCAGCCGTTGATGTAGGTGTATTGACACCACATATTGGTCTGGTAGCCCCAGCGTCCACCGGCGATGCCGAGGGAGCCGAAGTAGAGGCCGAGCGTCGAGGGCGCAGTCAGGATGAACTGGTCACGATCTATAGCCACGTTGCTCGTGGAGATAGTGATTTCCTGAAGCCCAGAGCCAGGCCCCCAGCCGACCTGAACGTCGGTGACTGCCAGGATAGGCGTGAACGAGGGGCTGAACGTGATGTTTCCGTCTCGGTTCGGGCGATACCAGCCGTTCTCGGTGTTGCTCGTAGCGTTGAGCGAGCCCATTTTGCCGTAGCAGAAGATGTCGGCCATAGACGAGGCTCGCTTGATGAGCTCGAGGAGTGCTCGGTCTTGTGCCAACTGGTTAGCGTTCTCGATGAGGTTCGAGAAGTCGATAGCCGAAGCGGTGGGGCTGAACTTGACTTCGTTGAGCGAGACGTAGGGCTCGATTAAGCCCTCGGTCTGAAAGAACGGTGCTACGACCATTTAAGCCTCTTCTAAGTTCGTGCCGCCGCACTTGCCGCATCGGTCACGGATGAGTGCGTTGAAGCCACAGTCCGTACAGGTGAAGCCCTGGCGAACGTGGCGGAAGTTCGTGCCAGCGACAGCGAAGTCGCCGGACTTGACCAGTGCTCGAGCGGCTGCTCCCTCGACGTGGAACGTGCCGTCTTTCTGCATTGGTATTACTGCTCCGTCGTTGATAGTCACCTCTTTGAGGTTTCTGTCGGATCCAACGAGTCGCATATTTCTCCTTTCACGACTGGGAGGGGAGCAAGGCGGTGGGGGAAAGGGGAATGAAACCCCACCGCCTCGCTCAACCCTCGGTGCTAGGCGCAGTGGCCTAGCGAGGTTGGCTTATCAGCCGGTGATACCGGTGACGATGCCCGACCACGCTGGCGCACGGAACGCCAGTGAGCCGTAGGTGTACGAGCTGATGTCGTACGAGAAGCCGATTTGTGGCCACTCGATAATCATCGAGTCCACCACGTTGTGCGCTTCCACGGTCTGGCTGACGCCGGAGTCGGGGAATGGCAACTGCTTCTGGTGGATGAGCAACGTACCGGCTGGCATAAAGCGGTGGGTGACGAGGTCGAGCATCGTACCCGTGGCTTCGTTGGCAACACCAGTGACCATAGCGCCAACTGCGATACCGTCAGTGCCGGTTGCGTAGTTGAAGCGGTAGGACGTTGAGTTGCCACCCTGCTGCAGGGCCTTGGAGATCGCACGACGAACAGCAGCCGTCGTGAAGATGACCTCGGGGTCAGCCATAGAGCTGTTGAACAGCGACACGAGGGCGTCCTGGATGAAGCCAGCAGGCTCCGTCTGTGAGGACACGGTTGCGTTGAACTGGTTCTGGTAGCCACCAAGTGAAGCCAGCGTGCTGATGAAGCCGTCGTAGCCTGATCCCGAGTTAGCGCCAGCAGCGTAGGCGTTGTAGGAGCCGTCGGTGCTTGGGTAGGTTCCCGAGATAGCGGCGAACGACAGACCAGCGACACCGGAAGCGAGGCTTGGGGTCGTGGCCTTG